CAATCACCTCCTTTCGCGTCCTTTCGCGTCCTTTCGCGTCCTTTCGCGTCCTTTCGCGTCCTTTCGCGTCCTTTCGCGTCAATTGATGTGCTTCTTGGCGCTAGAACTCGTATTATGCATCAGCGCGTTCTCGATTCTGCGCTTGCGCTGGCTTCTTTTGGCTTCCAAGCCGTTTCCAAGCCGTTTCTTGGCCGTTTCTTGAGCGTAAGCTATTGATAATTAAGCCGTTTCTCACAAATCGGCCGAATCATGCCGACACGAAACAGCATGAGCAAAGCAATGTCGTCTCAAGGTAACCTCAATCCAAATGCATGCCTCATATTATATTATATATAATACATATGAATACTATTTGACACATTCCTATTTCGATTTTGTTTCATGTTGACATGGTTTGGCTATGAGACGAGAAACGGCTTTCAAATCAACATGTTACGTCAAAGAAGCGGCCGAGAAACGGCCTGGAAGCCCGGAGAAGCCGATTCGTGAGACAAAATCCACCAAAAACGCGGGTTTAGTGTCACGTTCTCACGCGAGCGCATGTTGTGGCAAATTTGCCCTAACAAGCAAGCTTAATCTCAACCCGGCCCCATTATGCATAGCACATCCTCACGAATGTGCTACGCTATGCTTATGTTGCGGGAGCTGGTTCTGGTGTTGGGGCCGGTGCCGGATCGGTCAATGGCGTAAGTCCCACTTTGCCTTTTTGCAATGCCAGCAACAAATTCTTGATCTGTTGCGGACGCAAATCATCCGGCGTACGCCCAAACGCTTTGGCAAGCTCGGCCCATTCCGCATGCGTAAACGGAATATAATGCTTACCTTCACCTTTTGGCGTTTTGCGCTCACCAGCCAGCCCGCTCATAATTGTTCCCAAATCGCTCATAAGTCACCCCATTGTTATTGCACAGCGGAAATGCTATGCATAATAGGGCCGGGTTTATCGCTCTTCGCGATTATGTATTGCCGAGCTACGTGATACCCCGCGCCGATTATTGCTTGTCATAGCTTGGCTATTGCTATGGCTACGGCACGTTGTGCTCGCTTATGATGCCGCTCGATTGATTGGCCGCATGTTGGCCGCTAATCAATCATCATTTATCGCACGTCATGATGATAGCACAGCTTGTATCTTTTGTCAAGCAATCAATAATCATCACGAGAAACCATATTCGAGACGATCAATGAGCCATGTCAAAGATTGGTTATGATTAGGTCCTATTAAGACCCCTCCCAAATTCGCGCCATCCAAACAAATCTCACCGCTGCGCATAGCTAGCGCCCGTTTGAGATCGTGGCGCTCGCACAATAATTCTCACTTGCCCGGTGCTTGCTCTTGCATTGAGACTAGCCCTTATGCTATGCTCGAAATCATGTCAGCCACACCCAAAGCCATCATTGATAGCGGCGACAAAGAAGAACTCTCGCTCGCCGCGCTCAAAGGCCGGGCCATCGAGGTGTTGCGGGATGTGTTGACTGAAGGTTCCAGCGATGATGTGAAACGCAAAGCTGCCGTAGATATCCTGAATTTTGGCCGCGAGCGTTCGAGTGCTACGCCGGTGATTCGAGAGGAAGATCTTGAGTACCTTGGAAAAGTCATTGTCGAAACTGAAGCGATTCGTCTCGGCAGCATCGGGAGCGAAGACGGCCCACGCTGAACTTCGTGCCTTGGCGCAGACGAATCTCTACTTTTTCTGCAAGGGTGTCTTGGGCTTCAAGGACATGACCCCTGAGTTCCATGGTTTGCGTTCTCGCCAGCTTGATGACCTCAAAGCCCCCTACGGTCGCCAGATGGATTTGTGGCCTCGTGGTCATCTCAAAACCCACATCATCACAATCGGCAAAAGCATTCAGGAATATCTCAACGACAACAACACCCGCATATTGCTTGCCGCATCCTCGCGGGATGGCGCACAAAAGAACCTTCGCAAAATCAAACAAGTCTTTGAAACCAACACCTTGTTGCATTGGTTGTTTCCTGAATCCATACCTGATCTCAAAGCCGACAAATGGGCTGAGACCGAAATCAACCTCCCACGTACCAAAAACCACCCCGAAACCACATTCAAATGTGTTGGCGTCGGTGGTCATATCGTCGGGTGGCATTTTGACATCATCCGCAAAGATGACTTGATCGACGATAAAACCGAGCGGTCGCCCGAGATTATGGAAAAGATTATCGACTGGCATGTTCTTACCAAATCGTTGCTTGAGTCGCCTTCAACCGGGATTGATCATATCATCGGCACGCGCTGGGCAATGTTCGACTTGTATCAGTATATCATGGACAAGGAAAAAGAATACAAGTGCAATGTGATCTCAGCGTTCAACGAGGCACAAACTCCGGTTTGGCCAGAACGATTCAAAAAAGAAGCTTTGCTTGAGTTACGCGAGAAAGACCCTTACATCTTCGCATGTCAACAAATGAACAACCCTCGACATGAAGCTGTGGTAGACTTCAACGCTGGATGGTTGCGTTATTATGGTTTCTCGGATGACGCATTAAATATCTTGGCTGAGGTTGCTTGACATCATGGACCTGGCACGAACACCATCAACAAGACGCGCCGATCGAGAATACAACCGTTATATGAACGATATTCAATCATACCTCGGCAAAGTCCAACGTGGTCGTTCTGTCCGTCGCGTGGATCCACAAAGCGAAGCTTTTGGCGCGGACCAAGAACGTCAACGTCAACTCCAACGTCTCGAGAGCGCGAACATCTACGACCGGTTGATGCGTGGCCAGTCTAGCAACCAAGGGCGACCAGAATGATCGAAGATAGCAAAACCCATATGGTCGTGCCGCGTCTGGATCTTGATGTTGTCATCACTTGTGATCCTGCGATTAGCGAGAAGTCCGCTGCGTGTCGCTCGGCGATCATCGTATTGGGGATGAATCCATTCCAGAAAATCTTTGTCCTCGATTATTGGGTTGGTCGTCAAGGCGATCCCTCCAAGCTCATCCAAACCATGCTCGGCCTCGCTGATCAATGGCAACCTCGCGTAATCGGGATCGAGAGCGTCGCGTTCCAGGCCTCGATGGAACCCTATACGATGCGAGAGATGGCCTCGCGTGGCATCTATTACCCATTGCAAATGTTGAAGCCCGACCGGAATGAGCGCAAACAACAGCGCATCTTGTCGATGCAACCTTTCTTTAGAGCAGGCCAGATCTTCATCCAACGTGGTATGCTTGAGTTGATTGAGGAATATGAGACATTCCCACTTGGGCGTACTCAAGACTTGCTTGATGCGATGGCTTATGGCGTCAGGTTGTTGGTTCCAGCGGCCCGTAACAAGCCCGCTGGCCTCGAAGAGAAGCTTTCTCGAATGGCGCGCACCGATCCAAGCTCTGCCCGCTATTGGCGCGCTGAGGCCGTAAAACGTGGCGTGATCGAACCGATGCAAACCATTGACGAGTTGCTTGACGAAGAAATCGAAGAATCTCAATTCGAGGTGGGAGTTGGCGACTTCTTGTAAGCGTTGCCAAGGTTTACTTGTTCCTGATGACGTGTGGGATGGCATGTTGCGTGCTTCTTGTGTTCGGTGTGTGAATTGTGGAGATCTAAGCAATTATGTGGTCCACCAACAACCGGCTGATCGAAGCATTAGAATCTCAAATCACCGATTTGAAAAACAGAATCGTAGTTTTAGAACGCGAGAACTCACGTTTAGTGGATCGTCTCTTAGCCAAGTATGGCGTGCCAGAGGCCAACGTGCCCAATATAACTAGTCGCGCCGTGGAGTCACTACTTTCAACGGCTGCGATGTTTGAAGAAGACGAAAAGTCCCCTGAACTAACCGATAATCGCAAACAGGAGCCGGTGGATGAATTCGCCTCTTGACATGCTAGGCAAATTGTTTGACGCGATGAAGCCTACTTCAAGCACTCCTGAGGTAGCTGAGGCCGCACGCGAACAAACCAAGTCCCCGTATGATGAAGCAGTCTTGACTCAGCGCGTGCTCGACTTTATCAAGCAATGTGATAAGACACGGTGGAGCTTTGAGCGCCTATGGTTTAGATCCATCCTATACTATCTAGGCAATCAATGGCTTACATGGGACGCGAGGTCTCGACGGTGGCGAGAAAAGAAACTTCGCAAATGGGTCCCCAAACCTGTCACCAACCGCTTTGCATCTAGTACCTCAGCGGTATGCGCTGCGATCCAATCTACCAAAGTCGAAGCGGCTGCGTGGCCTGCTACAAACGACCATGAAGATATCGCAACTGCCAACGTCGCAGACCGGTTGATTGAAGTGATTCGAGACGAAATCAAACAAGAACGCATCAAAGAAGAAATCTCCAAATGGGTCACTCTCAATGGCGATTGTTTCGTCTGGCTCCAGTACGACAAAAAGGACACCTCGCTTGGAACCGTAACCATCAATCCTGTCCAGTGCACCGCATGTGGTTACATTGGGACACCAGAAGAATTCTCTCAAGCTTGCCCGCAATGCCAAGCCTTGGGGGATCCTATCGAATACACCGGGCCAAGCGAGAAAGCTCAAACTCTCCCGGTCGGCCGGATAAAAGCGCATCCGCTATCGCCGCTTCAGATCTACTTCAACATGGACATCCTCGATACGAGCTTGCGCCGCAAATACTGCGTAGCGATTGCGTATGAGCTAGACACAGTGCGCGAGATGTACCCTGACATCAAAGACAAAATCCAGCCCGACACCGCAAGCGCAACTCGTGCCGCTCAATACTTCATGGATGCTTTGGCCTATAGCACTGAGGATTCAGGTTACAACCTCACTGGTGCATCCGCACGCGAAAAATGCACTCTGCTTCATTATATGGAAATGCCCACCGCCGATGCGCCGGATGGCATCCAATTCACCATGACCATGGACGGCGTAGCATGTGAGGTCGGTCCTCTCGAATCCTTCGACACGCAGCCTGATGGCACGAAGATCCACTTCTTGCCAATCGTTCAGTTTGGTTACGAGAAGGTCCCAGGCCGCGCCTATAGCAAAACGCCCATATATGATTTGATATCCAAACAAGACCAATTGAATCGAATCGAGTCGTTGATGGAACTCGCTTCGATGAAAGGTGTGAATGTCAATTGGATTTTGCCTGTAGGGTCGTCGATCAGTAATTTGTCAGGCGAACCGGCCCAAGTCATACGTTGGACACCTACTGGAACGGGCGGAGCCAAACCCGAAGTCGTAACAGTTGCGCCCTTCCACGCAGCGATGTTAGAACTCAAAAAAGGCTACGAGGCAGACTTTGAGGAGCTTGCTGGGACATTCGACGCTCTCAAAGGCAACACGCCCAAAGGCGTGAGCGCAGGCTACGCAATCCAACTTCTGACTGAGCGCAGCTATGGCCGTTTCGGGCCGGTGTTTATGAATTGGGAACAAGGTTGGGTAGAACTCTACGGGATGGCCCTCAAGCTATTCCGTACCTATGCGACTGAGCCACGGTTTCGCAAAATCAAAGGCGCTGCAGGCGCATGGGAAATCCAATCCTTTAGCAAAGCCGATCTAATGGGAAGCGTAGATATTCGCGTTGAGGGCGGTTCCTCACGCCCGCGTAGCAAACTCGCCGAGCAAGCTTTGATTGAGGCTATGTTCCAGATGAACATTATCAACCCTCAAGACCCCGAACAACGCTTTGCAGTCGCAAATATGTTTGGGATGGGTGAGGTACTAGGTTCAACGGCTGAGGATGAACGGATTGCGGCGGGCGAGTGGCAAGCTTTGTTGGAGTGGAATCCTCTGCTGGATCCTACTACACAGGAGCCTTTGATTGACCCGAACCAACCGCCTGATCCTGCAACGGGCCAGCCTTCGCCATTTCCCACGGGGGGCCCCACAGTTGATCCGGTGTTCGACAACCATTTGACCCATATCATGACGCATCGCAAACCGGTCAAGACTGACATCTGGAACCAGCTTCCGCCTTGGAAACAAGCTTTCTGGCGTAGCCATCAACTCGATCACATGCTTCAGTTGCAGCCTCCTCCAGATGCGGGTGCCAAGCCTAAAGCGGGGGGCGAAGCTGATCTGCATGCGGGAAGCAAATCAGACGAGATGCCGGATCAAGCAGCAAACGTCAACAAGGGAAGTCACGCAATGGGCAGCGGAGGAGCAAACCAACATGGCGGGTAAAACCATAGCAGAATGCCTCGAAAACATGGAATCTGAAATGTCGCAACTGCGTAAGCTGTCTGGTGAAGAACAGTCGCCAGAAGAAGAATCTGAAATCAGTGGAACCAAAATGGTGGGCCGAGGCCGCAAACGCCACCAGCGACCGACGTTTGAAAAATCTGCGTCTGATGATGATGGAGACGAATAGCGATGCCGATTGCTGCTATCAACGCTTCGGCTGCCGGTGATACCACGATCGTAACGGGAGTTGCGTCGTTTAGGTTTCTAATCAAAAAGCTAATCTTGACTACGAGCGGTGCCGTGAATGCTAAATTTAGGTCCTCTGGCAACGACCTCACAGGCTTATTGTATCTCAAAGCCAATGACTCCTTTAGGCTTGATGACTATTATGAGGACCAAGAATCTTGGCTCACTACAAACGTAGGCGAAGATTTCCGTGTTAACTTGAGCGGTGCGGTAGCTGTTGGTGGTTGGCTAATCTACGAAAAACAACCGGCGTAACTATGCCAGCATCTGAGATCATGAAGCTTTTCAAACGCGGGGACTTGCATTCAGGCAAGTCTGGCAAAGTGGTCAAAGATCGTAAACAGGCCTTAGCGATCTTGATGTCCTATAAAAAGGCCGAGAGTCAAAAGTAACGTGAGGCCCATCGAGGTCACAACCTCGTTAAAAAGTGAGGGCTAGGGTGTACCGCACCCGATAACAAAAAGGGAAGCGAGGGGTTATGTTTCTGAAAGGTTTGTTCGAGGATCCATCCACACGCATCAAGATGGGCTTTGGTTTGTTTGATGACCCCAATGAGGGTCAACAGGCAGATGGAAGCTCCACCGGTGCGGGTAGCGACGGTAGTCAGGCGCAAGCAGGTGAAGGCGATCAAGCTGGTGCCGGTCAACGGGCCGCCTCCGACAAAGGGCGTATTGACGACCAAGGCCACATGATCCCTAAACACCGCTTTGATGAAGTGAACACCCGTTATAATGCCTATAAAGGGTTTGGTTCACCTGAAGATGTCAAAGCGAAGCTTGCAAGGTTGGCGGAACTGGAGCAACAGCCCCAGAACCGTTACAACGATAAGCAGCAAAAAGAAATCCGGCAGGATCTCTTACGTGTGATGCCAGAGCTTGAGGGTGTTTTGCGTAACGTCGAAGTTGCAAGTCGTACCTATACTAGCTATGGCGTCAAGCAAAACGATACGTTCCTCAAAGAGTTAGGAATCGAAGTCAACGAAAAAAACAACAAGTATCTGCAAGAGCTTATTGGAGGCGTGATTACGTCAGACCAAGCTTTGCTGGACCGGTTCTTTGCACACGACCGGGATCTGTTCAAGGATGCCTTTCAACAAGTCAAGGCTACTTTCTGGCCTAATCTTAAAAGAACTGTGCCAGGTCTAGAAGCCGCCAGTCGAAAGGCTCCCGCAAAACCGGGTGCGAGTGCAGGAAACGGAACTCCAGCAAAGCCTGCTGGCGACAAGCCCAAACCAACTGGGCCGCTTGCAGATCGGGAGATCATGGACCAAGCTTCTGAAGAAGCGTTTGCCCGGATCTCTTCACAAATGGAGTAAATCATGTTCGACGCGATTTTGCAGTTGTTGGGATCGTTTGATATCATCAGCTTGATGTTGATGCTTCCCATTCTTGGGATGGCACTCGACATCTCGGCCTATGATGCGGCTTTGAAGGAAGTTTACGAGAAAACCATCGTCACGCTTCTGAATAGCCGCACTCAGACACGGAATCGTTTCAAGAAGGAAACGGGTTCGTGGGAAGGTCGTAAGGTCCGCTACCCGCTCAATGTTCGCCGGAACCAAGGCGTGATGGCTACGTCTGAAAACGGCACGTTGCCTGATGCCGGGAACCAGGTGTATGTTGAGCACCAGATCCCGATTCGTTACAATCATGGCAGGATCCAGCTCTCCATCCAGGTCATCAAGCACTCGCGTTCCAACAAGGGCGCGTTCAAGCGTGCGATGGACCAGGAAATGATGGGTCTTGTGCGTGACCTGGGCAACGACCTCAACCGACAGATGTTTGGTTGGGGCAAAGGTGTCTTGGCGCTGTTGAACGGCGATCCCGGCACGACCACAACCTACACGCTCGATTCGCCGATGGGAGTTGCAGGCGCAACGCATGGCAACCGGTTCTTGAACATTGGCATGAACGTCACAGGTCACAATCCTGCTGACGATACGATCCGGGCAGGCGGTGCGCGTACCGTGACAGCGGTGAGCACCGATGGCACCAACATCACGATCAGTGCTGCGGCTGATGCTGCAATCGCTGATAATGATTGGTTGGTCCGTGCGGCCAAGCCTGGGACCACCACGGCTGCTGACACCGCAATCAACAACGAGACGATGGGTCTTTTGGGATTGATCGACGATGGTACGTATGTCACGACATTGAACAACGTCTCGCGTACTACGTACCCGATCTTCAAATCCACCGTGCTCTCGTCGGTTGGACCGCTCTCGGCAGACATCCTCCAGCGCGGATTGGATGTTGCCGATCAGATGGGTGAAGGTACCCCGCAGTGGTTTGTGTGCCATCACTCGGTGCGCCGGGCGTATCTGACGCTCATGGATGCGGACCGTCGTTACGCGACGAGTTCGGATCTCAAGTCTCCAGATGCAGGCACTCAAGCCGGTAAAATGAAAGAAGTCACGTTCGGGGATCTTCCTTGGTATGTTGACAAGGACGCCCCCTATGGGACTTTGTTCGGCGTTGACCCGATGTACTTCACGCGATGGGTCGAAGTCGAGGGCGAATGGGCGGATGATGATGGGACCATCCTGTTGCGGCTGGTCGATAAAGATGCTTACGAGGCGCGTTATCGAGTTTTCGATAACTACTCGTTGGACCGCCCAGCATCTTGTGTACGTTACGATGGTATCACCTCCAACATCGTAGTGGCGCATATCGTTTAAGCGGAGGCTTGTTGGGGCTATGTTGGGGCAATTTTGCCCTGACATAGCTCTAACGAAAAG